CAATATGTGGTAGCAAAGAAGAATAAGCATTTATTGTTGCAATACCATTAGAAGCAAAATGATGATCTATTTCTAAAGAATTTTTAATAGTTGATATTCCAAAAGTATAAATTCTACCAGTAAACTTATTATTATCAAAATCATTTCCAACATACATTTTTAAAGATAGTGGATTAGATAAAAATTGAGACAGCCCTAAAATATTATTGCTTAATAACTTGCTAAACTCAAACCCTGCAACGAATTCATGAAGTGGAATTGCAGCAGATGCAATAGTGGTTATTGTTCCATTGTAACAAAAAACATAGTTGATGTTTCCATTAGTAGCAAGCCTTCTAATTTTTAAATAGTTGTTGTTGTCTTGAAATAGACACATTAAAGTTTGATCTGTCGAAGAACTTGTAAATTCAAAAATACCGTATATAGCATTTATAGACGACTGCATAAAACTTAAATTGTTAAAATAAATAGAAGAATTAATTGAGTTCCAAGTAGAGTTAGGATTTAAAGAAAAAAATGCTTCTCCATCATCTTGTATTGCAAAACTATCTTCTTCTAACTGTGATAAAGTTTTTGTTCCTAAATTAAATGTTGGCAAACTATATTCTGGAGTTTTTAGTGATGTATCTGTTGCATTTAAATTATCAATATCTGCTTGTTGCCAAGATAGATTTAATGGGTATGTCTTGTTGTTATTGTATTTAGAAACAGAGTAATCAATTTCTACCGATGTACCTCCATAATAACTATCAATAACTTCAGAAGACAACGGAATACCTTGTCCATAAACATAATGTGATTTAGCAACTAATGTTGACATAGAATATGGAAAGATAGAGAATGATCCCAAAATAATTGGATCCACAACATGATCTTTATATGCATAAAATCCAACCCAGTCATTACTTTTATCATTTAGTGTAAACTCTTCTGGCAAAGTTAAATCTTTTGTATTAAAAGATAATTGTCCAACTTCTTCTCCATTTACTAATAAAGTAGCAGAATCTTTAATAAGTCTAATATGAACTAGCATTGGTCTAAACCATTCGCCAACGTAGTGAGAAACAAAATTATTTCCAATTACTAGAGTTAAAAATGCATTTTCAACATATAAACCATCAGTTGAACTAATTGGTCCAAATATTCTCTTAGGTGTTGTTGCATTAGAGTCTATGTTTAACCAACACTCTACTGTATAATTTTGATTTCTACCCGCTTCATTTAAAAATCCACACCCTGGAAAAATTATAGATGGCCTAGCACTAATAATAAACTCTGATTGGTCAAAATCTTTTAAACTTTGCCAACTATCATTTTCTTCCCAATATTGCCATGCTTCTACTTCTGTTTGCTGCCAAGACTGAGTTGTGATTACTTCTTCATGTGGTATAAGTTCAACAGAACCACTAGATCCAAAAACTAATGGAATAGATCCATGCCTTGCTACGAGATTATTATTAGCAACAACATAATATCCGTTTTTATCTGAAATCCCATATGCGTCTGCAATTACAGCACCATCCACATTTAAATTAATTGAAGATGGCAAAGCAGTTTGTTGTTTTCCTAAAGACTCTGCTTGATATTCTTCACATAGTTGTCCCATTGTTAGGCCATGCCAACTAAATCTATAATCTGATGATGATGAGCCTGCTGTGCTTGTTGTTATTTTAATAAGAATATCAATTGCTTCATTTGTTACTCCAGCAGGTATGTCAAAAGTACCAGAGACAAAAAACCATCCTCTTTTTTCTTGTATATCAGAAAAATTTAAATCTTTATATACTGTTGATCCACCAGAATACTTATAACCAATAGAAAGTTTAGTTAGGTGTCTGCTTTCTGAATAAATCCAGGAACCAATACAAAAAGTTTGAAGATTAGTGTCAAGATCATCAAAACCTATAAAACCTGGAGTTTCTAAAACTATTGGACTATTTTCATTTATAATTTCAACAGAAAGAATATCCTCTTCAGGAAATGGGTACGGAGACATTGATTTAATTACTGCAGATGTTGGAGAATACGTTGTTACTGCATTTGTAACAGTCCAATCTTCGTACCCAGTAAATAAGTCTGCTCTAACTGCATTACTAATCAAACTAATATAATCAGCATTATCGTCTAGATGCCATATAGCAATAGGGTGCTCTGAATATACTTTTTCAGCATACAGATTTGATAAAACTGTCATAGTGTCTTAATTATATCAGGAACCAGTTTTAATTTCACAATAATCTGTAGTACAGTACATTTCTCCAACGGAATCAAGATTCTCAATACCGTCATAAATTGCATCAAAGTTGATGTGAGCGACCTTTCCAACATAAGCATCATACTCTTCTTTAGTAATTTGTGTGTATGGCTGTTGTGGATAAGTATGGTTACCCATTGGAAGGAATGAAACTGCTTTTAGTTGACCTTCATACATATGAAGTGCTGGAGCAATATGCTTTGTTTCTGTTTCTTTGTCAAAAGATAAAGTTACAGAGACCCCATTATCTGACCAATATTTTTGTGTAGTTGCAGCAAGACCAATCTTTTCAAAAAGACTTACATCCTTCTCTGATCTTGGGTGTCCTGAAGACACTGGGAAGTATACTACGCTAGTATTTGCTGATACTAAATCATCTTCAATTTTATACCCTGCTGCTTTAAATAAATGCAACATTGGGTCTGTATTTCCAAAACGAATTGCACGTAAGAAATATTCTCCACCAACAGACCAATGAACTCCTGGAGATGCTCCAGAAAGCAATGAGACAGATCCTGAAGGCTTTACGGTAGTTACACGAATTGACTCACGAACACATAGCCATTCTGAATATTGCTTATCGTAATGGCGAATCTTTTTATATCCTTCGTCCATCCACTCTCTTGTTGTTGGCATTCCATTGATATCAGTAAAAGATGCAATTCCAGTTAGGGATGTTCCAATTCTGCGGTTTCTTTGCATAATACCATTTGTAATTTGCCAATGTGTTGGAAGCAATGTTACAGTTTTTCCATAAAGATATGCAAACTTTAGTGTACGCATAAAGTCTTCTTTATCTGTGTGACGATTTAAATGAACTTCAACAAGCGTACAAAGTTCATAAGACTCTAGTGGTTGTTCCGCACAAGGATTAAACCCCATAACCCGATAGTCTTTTCCATCTGCTGGATCTGCTAATCTTCCATAATTTCTTGCAACATCAAGCCAAATAAAACCAGGTTCTCCGTTATCTGCAATTAAATCTACATAGTCTTCATAATGAGTTCCAACTTCAGCAGAGACTGAGTTATTACTCATCCAGGCCCATCCTGGATTTTCTGAATCAAACGAGTTACGATCTGGGAATACTTCTGAATTTTTAAGATTAATAAAATCTTTATCGTTTGGATTTCCAAGAGCAAGGGTTGCAGATCTGCGAACATTTCCAGAAACAACACATGTTCCAATAAGATTTACAATATCTACGATTGCTCTAGAATCTAACTTCTCTCCTGCTCTGGAGCCAATAACCTTGCGTATCCTTGTATGTAGATCAATTAATGGTTTTGGACCGCTTGCAACCCCACCAAAGCCTTTAATTGGTGCTCCTAGAGGACGGATCAGGTCATAGTTAAATTCTTGAATTGGTTGGTTTGGTCTTAAGAATGAATTAAGCAAAAGCCTAACAGACTCTACCCAACCTTCACGAGTATCTGGAATATCATATACAGATGCTGGTTCTGTTGGCGAATAGATAGCAAGATCTTTATCTTGACCTACCGTGTCAAAACCAACTCCAATTCCCAACATTAAAGCATCCATTACCCACGCAAATAAAGATCCAGGATCATTGCGATCAATGTCTCTAGTTGAAACCATTGCACAGTTTTGAAGAGAAGCAGAGTTTTTCTTTTCCATTGTCATTGGAGTACCAAAAGCCCAGAGACCTCTTCCTGGTGGGGTCCATTTAAGATTAAACATACGGTCATAGGCTTCTTGTGCTGATTTTTGTGCCTTATAGTCATTCCAAGGCAATCTATTTTCCTTTGCGTGATTCTTTTGTACTGAATACATGCCTTCAATTACTCTTTTACAAACCTCATGCCATCTTTCCTTAGTTCCATCCTCTTTTACACGAGAGTATGTACGAATAAAAGTAATCTCTCCTAATGAGTTAAGACCAGCATCCTTAAAGCCAAAGGGAGGTTCTGTCTCTGCATATTTTGTAATAAAATCATCGGAAAGCCGAAAAGAAAAAACATCTGACATAAGCATAAATCTCCTAATTAAATTGAATTTGAATAATACCTAATTGTAGCAGAGTTTTTATTTTTTGTAAACTGTCTATCTATAGATTAGGTATAGTTTTTGTTTTTATAAAACACTAATTAATTTTTAATCCAAAATCCTGGACTTATATATTTAATACCAGAAGTGACTGTAAGGGACTCATGAAAGTATGGATCTGTCGATGGAAAAGCAATTAAACTTCCAGCCTCTGGTTTAATTTTAATATCCTGATTTTTAAAATACAACTCTCCACCAGTATAATCATCATTAAGGTATAAAACAATTGATAAAACCTGTTTTGTATCGTCTCCATAAGAATCTACGTGAGGGCCCATTGACTGTCCTTCAAAATACTTACTTATTGATAGTGGTGTCAAATTTCCTATATCTATTGAGTATCTTTTTGAATAATCTTCTGAGCATTCAACAATAGCGTTTTTTATTGTTCTAATTATAAAAGAATCAAATTTTGAATCATTAAATTCGTTTTGACTACTATAAATAACTTTTTGTTTTCCATAAACTACTTTATTGTCACTTGGACCCCAAGATTTCCATTTTGCAATCTTGCTAGTTCCAGATAACTCATCTTCTTCAATTAGTTCAACAATATTTAAACTGCTTGGAAATAGGTCATGATAATAAATTATTTTGTCATAAACTTCTTGTGATTTCATTTAATACCTTGTGCCCACTCTTCTTTTTGTTTTGCCTGCTGCCTTCTAACCTCTTCTTCTTCCGCCTTCCACCTATCAAGTGTTTCTTGACTATACTCAATATCAGCATAATCCCAAAAAGATACCATGGTATATCTTGTTCCTTTAGTTATTTCACTAACACCGTGAATATTTTCTACTCCTCCAGGAAAAACATAATAAGAGTATGCATTTGGTTTAAATGAAAGGTATGGCTTCATGCCATTATCTTTGTCACAAAAATATAACTCTCCGCCATCATAATTATCATTCAAGTATAAAATTCCAACATATTTATTTATTTCAAATGCATTTGGATTACCGTCGTGATCTGAATTATCTGAATGTGGTGCTGCAAATCCTCCTACATCCCATTTTTGTGCGTGAGATGTATTTGCTTTTACTTTTTTATTAAAAACTTTTTCAACTGCCTCTTGATACTTATCTTTTAAATCTCCAAAAAAATTATCTGACAAACCAAAAGATCTCATTGTATCTGCATCTGTTAGTATACCTTTACCTGATGAGCCATAAAAAGCAATGTCTCCCCATTCAACATTACAATTTTCAAAAAAATTTATCATTTTTGGAACTACATCTGGAGAAATAAAATTAGGAATTTCTACAATTTTATTTGTTGTTATTCCTAATAATGTTTCTTTTATTTCTTGATTTTGTAAGTATACAAGACTTGATTCAGTTATTTTTTCAATTATTCCATTAGACATATATCTATTATACACCAACTAACATGGGACTTTTATTTTTTCTCTAATTGAACTAGGGAAACTATACCTAATATTTGTTGTTACTGGATTAACTCCATGCTCACAATGATCTTCAGCGCTATGGATTACAAAATCACCTGATTTAGGTTTATAAACTATACCCTGTTTAGTATAAAATATTTCTCCGCCTTCATAATCATCATTAATATATACAACCATTCCAAGCACATTATTATCAACAAGATTAAAACAATCACCATCTTTAACCGTTTTGCTTAAAGTTCTAACATCTAAAAAGTCATGATTGTCAGAATGAATTCCATGTCCTTGGCCTATCATTAATCTTGTAATAGAGGAATGTTTGTGTATTTCTAAATTTGTAGGTAGTAACTCTTGAATTCTGTTTGCAATTATTTCTGCTTCTTTAAGTCCTACAGTACATTTGTTTTCTGGATGGCCACCGTTCCATAGATCTTCACCAGATTGTTTAATTTTACTTAAGATTAAATTAACTTCATCTTCTGATAAAAAATTATGATATACCCAAACATCCTTGCCTAGTTGAACAAATCTAGGATCATTATCAAACACTTAAACCTCGTATTTAGTTAATTCTGGAAGCACTACTGATTGTTCATTTTTAAATAAAGGTTGTAGCCACATTCCAAGTTCTTTTTGTCTTTCTTCATTTTCTGGAGTTCCATAATTATAAAATGATCCTGGATTTTTTTCTGGTTTAAGAGAAAAGTTTGAGAACGTATATCTTGTTCCACTCTTAACTGGACGAACCCCGTGCTCATGAGACTTTAATGCACTATGAATTACTAAATCTCCTGGTTGAACTGGCACATCTATAGGACTATCACAGTGAGGGTGCATTTGTGCTCCTTCACCAAAATACAACATGCTTGCCATTGGATGTATTACATATTCTGGTGCTAAAAATTCTGAAACTTTATTCCATACTGGCACCAATTCTGGAATTGCTTCTGTAACTTTAAATTCAATTTCGTCAAACCAATGATTCCCAAGATCCATTCCTGGGGTTTTTGAATTAATTAATTCTACTTCTTCTTTAGAGATAAAGTTTTTATACCAAAAAATACCTTCATCTAATTTAATAATATTTGGATCATCTTTAAACATAGTCTAATTATACCACCTTTTCATTTTCGTCAACTGACTCTATAATATCATCATTTTTTTTAGTTTTATGAGTTCCGTCACAATATGGATATGATGCAGATCTTCCACATGTACATTGTTTAGGTGGCATATTGGTACCTTCTTCCCTCTTGAATTCTCTTTTTTTCCATTTCTGCCCAAACTTCTTTACCGTATTTTTTTTCATTTTCAAGCCACTCTGGAGATCCAGAATGTGGTACTTGATAAAAACATCTAATCAAATACTTGTCTTTATTTTGTACCTTTTTAACACCATGTAGATAGTTATGGCCTTCTGGCAAAATGTCTGGATGCCCTGATGGGAAAACTAAAACGTCTCCAGCCTTTGGCTTGTACGGAATATGATCATTTTTAATTATAAAATCAATATCTCCACCATCATAGTCGTCATTAAGATACATGGTGCAGGTAATTGCAAATTTGTTCCCTGGCATATCTGCTTCAATTCTAACAAAATCTGTATGATGAATCATTACATTTTCATCTGATTCTGGATTATTGTCATAAAAGTATCTTGAATATGATGGACCCATAACTATCCAGTCATTTCCTTTAGTAACTCCATACTGATTTAAAAAATGATTAGTTGCTGTGTAAAATGCATCCCAAATAATTTTTGCGTATTTATATTCATTATAAAACTTTTCATCTCTTTCATTTTCTAAAACAGTTGCTAAAATTGATTCTGGTACTGGTGTTTGATCCAAATAAGTTCCAAATCTAGACCAAGGAATCCAATCAAGAAAAACCTTACTACTACCAGGATTATTCTCTGAGTCTTTTAACATTTGAACTAATGTTTCTGGATTGGGAATTAAATCTTTATATAAATGAATTTTTGGGTATAGCATTTCATATTTAACTTCAGACATTTTTTTCCTTATGAGAACGAATAGTCCAAAAAAATGGGCAAGTATATCTTAGTCCACTTTCTATTGTTGAAACGCCATGAACGTAATTTAAATCACCTGGGAAAAAATATGCTGCGCCAGCCTTTGGTTTAAATTCAATACCTTGGTTTGGAAAATAAAGTTTTCCACCTTCATAATCATCATTAAGATAAAACAAACTAGCAAGATCATAGTATGGAAAATCATTTGGCTTTCCAGCATCTGGACCTTGATGAAGTTCTTTGTCTGCATGTGGATACTGAAACTGACCAGGCAGCCATTTAACTATTGCTGGATTTGTTGCCCATGCATCTACTTTAAAGAAATCATCAATAACTACTTTTAATCTATCAACCATTTTTTCTATCATTGGAAATATTGTAGGGTCTTGTTTGTTGATTGTATTACTAGTTGCAACACGATCCTTCCAATATTCTGAATCATATATCACAGTTCCATTTTCATTAAATCTAGTTTCTGTATAATCCCATTCTGTAATGCTTTTTGCAAAATTTGATATTTTTGAGAATTCTTCATCTGTCATAAAATTTTCAAGTTCTACAATATTTTCTGCGGAAGAACCAAAAAATCCAGATGGAGTTATTGAAAATCTATCGCCTGCATGTATATTTGTTGGAGTTTTCATAATATAATTATATCATCAATCAGGAGTATTTTCTCATCTCCCAAACATCTGATTTATACACACCCCCATCTGGCTTTCTATATTTATCACTATTATCCTTATTTCTTTTAATCATTTCTGAAAATGAAAAAGTTATTACTTCGCTTTCCCAGTTTTCTCTTTTAAACGGTATTATTTGTGCAAATGGTGTTCCTTTTGGAATTAAACCTGTAAAGTCTTTTGTTATAAAAAATGGCATACTACCTGGTAAGTCTATCTTATCGTTATCAATAATGCCAGAAACAGTTAAAAATGGCAATTCAAATCTATTAAATGGTTGACTATATAATGCACTATATCCTTCTGGTAAACTAATTCCCCAGTCTGGAAACCATGCAAAGTGTTCATCACGATATCCTGAAGGAGTAGCAAAATCTTGCATTGGAAGTCTTGCCGTACAAAAATCTTTATAGTTTTTATCTTCAGTGCTTACAGAAATTTTACCATCTTTATCAATACCAAAATTTAAATCACATGGTGTAAAATATGTATACCCAGTGCCCATAATATCAAAAACTGCAGGACAAGCCTTCCATGTTGGTATTTTTCCTTTATCTGGGCCAACAAAAAATTTATTGGTTCCTGGAATTTTTGCAAAACGATCCATCTTTCTATACCAATCAGGAATAGTTTTTAAAATTGGTTTTGGTTTAAATTCAGAATTTTCATTTAACCAATTTCTATTTGCAATAAACTTTACTTTATTAGTTTCCACTATTTCTCTTATCTGTTGTTTTTAGTCTAAATGATTTAATTTCATGTTTACCAATTGATTGATTTTTTTCGTTTGTTGCGTTTCTATAAAAATTTGTCCATTCACCACTTTGATTAATTTGTTGAGATACGTCTCCATAATTTTTATTATTGATTTCTTGATCTGGTGTTGTTAAAAAATCATAGACTTCTATTTCTGTATTATTTATTTTATTAATTGATATTGGTAAAACTGCAAGTATTTGTGTATATGCTGGAATAGTTATAACAGAATTTGCTTTAGTTATTTTTAAAGCAGCAGGAAGCATGTGAGGATAAAATGAAGTGCTAATCAAACTAGTATAAGGAATAATGCCTTCAATGAATAAGTTTGGAACAGGCATAGTTAGCATTGTAGTGTTTTCATCAGTAATAAATTTAACATGAGTGTTTAAACTTAATGTTGCGCTTCTTCTATTTTCATTAACATAATTGCTACCGCTTAAAATAGTAATATGTCCTTCTTCTCTGTCTGTATCAATACCATCCCAAATAAAAGAAATATCTTCTGGAAAACTAATTCCCCATCCTAATCCATTTGCAAGAGAAATTGGAAAACAATGATATGCGTGAGCATTTGTAACATTATCCATCCAAGATCTTTTAATTGAAAGTGGTTCTAAAGAAACATTTGATCCTGGAGTAATTTCTGCTCTAATTTTATTCATCAATCTCCAGTTTCTTGATAAAATTGTGGATTATGAAATTTAGAACTATAGTCTAACATAGTAACAATTGAATACTTTGTACCAGAAGTTACTGGCATCGCTCTATGAGGATACATATAGTTAGATGGGAAAATATACAAGTCTCCCGCTTTTGGTTTTATATTTAAATTTTGTAATCTAAAATATAATTCGCCACCTTCATAATCGTCATTTGGATAACCAACAAGAGAAACAACACAATTATAAGAAAATCCATGATCATGATGTTCTTGAAAGTGTTGACCTGGACCGTATTTAATAAAGTTAAAAGATTCCCAATACTTAAGTTCTCCCCCTATATTAAATTGTCTACAATAATCTTGCACTGCTGGAAGTTTTGCAGCATATACATCATCCCATAAATTTCTTAATATATCTGCAGTATTTCCAGAATCTCCATCTATATCAGTTCTTTTATATTTAAAGTCTACACAGTCACGATAATCTGGCATTCTTTGTGCATATCCAACCAAAGCCTCTCTCCAAATATATGAAGGATTATCTGAATTTTTTAAAGTATTTTCTAACCTATCGATTACATCTACATTGGTCAGTACATCTCTATATACAATAATACCAGAACCAAGATCTTCTTTTTTTGTCCATGTTTTATTAAGCATTTCATCCTCTTTCTTTGTGAGCATTATCATTTAAATCTGTCATTACAACTACACAATATTTTGTACCGCTAATCATATCAAGTGAAGCATGTTCATATATATAGTTTGAAGGGAAAACAGCAATGTCTCCAACAGTTGGTTTATATGTTAATTTGTCAAGTCTTGGAAAATATAATTCTCCACCATCGTAGTCGTCATTTAAATAAATAACAGCAGATACAGTGCATGCATAATTTGGACCGTGATCTGCGTGTATTCTAAATTGTTGACCAGAGCCTTCATACTTAACAAAATTAAATGCTTCGTAATAGTTAACTGAAATGCCCCAATACGTTGCATAGTCATCTATACAAGACTTTAAAATATTATATATTTCTTGATGCATGTCAATTAACTTATGATTGTTTTGATTTCTAGGCCCCAAGTGTTCTGGTTTATATTTAAAATCTGAGCAGTCTCTTGCCAATTTAATTGGCTTAGAAGAGTTTGTTACTTGTGCTTCACTCCACTTATATTCAGTTTGTCCATTTAAGGTTGACTCAAGAATGTTAATATACTCATTGCAATCTTTTAAACTGATTGCGTTTTTATATACATTGAGACCCAACCCCAAATTAGAAACAGTTAGATTATTAAAGATTCGATCTGGCATCCTTATAGAAGATGATTCTGATCTATCTTTTGTAAACCATGGGTTTTCGTTTAATAAATCTTGTTTATCGTACATGTAGAAACCTTTCTACATTTAGTATATCACAAGTTACTGATTTATTAAAATACCTTCGGCAACAAATATTGTGCTGTTTTCTAGTTTCAAATAATATGTTGGCTTTGTATCATTTGATTTATTGATATTTTCTACAATTTCTTGAGAAACATTACCATTTTCATCAACTCTAACAATCACATCTCCAACTATAATATCTTGAGCCATTTTAACTATTTCTTGTCCGTTAGATATTGTAAATATTGGCTGTGTTTCACTAACAGATGCACCATCATTATTATTAAAATATATAACTGGTTTTTCTGTTATTTCAATATCTATAACAGTATCATTAACAAAAACAATGTTACCTAATATTTTATATAGTCCAGTTGCCTCATCTAAAATTACAGATTCTTTATTAGGTACTAGAACTGTATCTCCAACTTTAATAGATTCAATTGGTTCTAAACCAAATGGAGTTAGAATATTCATTGAACCAGATAGGCATTTAACATAAATACCACTTCCTAAATATGAGACGCCCTTAGTAAAACTTGGGAAGAATGGTGGGAAGAATGGTGGGAAGAATGGTGGGAAGAATGGTGGGAAAAATGGGAAGAATGGTGGGAAAAATGGTGGGAAGAAGGGTGGGAAGAATGGTGGGAAGAATGGGAAGAACGGTGGGAAAAATGGTGGGAAAAATGGAGAAAGAGTTGTAACGCTTGAAGTTGTTGCGCCAGCAGATGTTCCATTAGCATTTTTTGCAACAATGGTATATGTTTGGGCAGTTCCAGCAGTATCATTAATTGTGGTTGATGTTGCAGAACCAGAAAGACCTAAAGATGATGTTCCGTCAGATCCATTTACATCATGAGAAGATAAAGCCTTTCCTCCATTAGCACCCAAAGTCCAACTAATAGTATTTTGATTAATACCCGCAGTTGCTGTAGGGCTTTGTGGGGCTTGTGGCACTGTTGTAGCAGTTACAGAAGAAGAAGTTGTTCCGCTTGCTGTTCCAACAGCATTTGTTCCTTTAACAGTAAATGTATATGATGTATTAGAAGCAAGGCCTTGGAATGTATAAGATGTTGAAGATGATCCTGTGTTATGCTCATATGTTGAGGGGGTTGTTGTAATAATATATGCTGTTGCTGCTGGAGAACCTGCTGGCAATGTCCAAGAAAGGCTTACTGCTCCACCAGTTCCTGAAGCAGATGCTGCAGAAGTTGTGTTAGCAGTAGCAAGATATGGACGACTAGTTCCGACATCTGTGGCAGTTAAAGAAGTAACATTTTCTGGTTGTAAAAAGTTGTCTTGCGCTGAAGACTTAATTCCTTTACCTCTAGTTGCCATTTGTTACTCCCTTTTCTAATATATTATATCAAACTTTTATGCTGATAGGTCGCCCATTACGATCCAGGTATCTGTTGCTCGCTTAAAGAGAGTTGCAGAAGACCATTGGGCACGTAATTTAAGACCAGGTGTACCATTAACTGTTACTCCTACTGCACCAGCAACTGTTATTTGTCCCGCACCAACTTGAATTACATCAATAGATGTTCCTACTGGAAAGGCCGTTGTTGCATTTGTTGGAATTGTAAGAGTTACTCCAGTTGCCTTATTTATTTCAATAATACTGTCTCTTAATGTTAAGCCACCAGTTGATAGATTATATGAGTCACTTGCCTCAACTCTAGGTGTTATAGAAGGTACTCCTGCTTTTGTTTGTGTACCATCTGAGAAAGCAACACCTTCTGCAGTTGCTGTTACAAGACCTGAGAATGTTGGATTGTTAACAACTGAAATTTGATTGCCAGATACAGATATGTTAGTTCCTGCTGTAATAAGTCCAGCGCCAGAGAACTGAGTAAATTCAATGTCATTAGTTCCTACTGTAGCAACAACATTTGTTTGTACCCAGCCAGTTTTTGCATTTACTGTACCAGCCTCTACGAAAACAAAGTCTCCAGCATCTACTTCACCAGCAGTATCGTAATCTGTAGCACGAGTTGGTGCTCCAGATGCTGCAACAATGTAAATACCATTTTCAGACTTTGTTGTTTGGTTCTTAACAAGAATACGATTTCCTGTTGCAAGAGTTACACCGTCAAGAAC